ACGCCTCAAAGAGGCATCCACCTGGCGGGGCCTGACCATCATTGCCACAGCATTCGGGCTGAAACTCCACCCCGACCTCGCCGAGGCTATCGTCATGGCAGGCACTGCCGTCGTCGGGGGCATCGAGGTTGTACGCCGTGAGCGCAAACCGTAACGCCGCATGGAGCAACGCATCCTCGAGCAGTTGGCGCAACAGGGACCCGTTGTCGCGGTGCTTTGCTTTGCCCTCTGGTGGCTCAATCAAAGGCTCAACCGGGTTGAGGAGAAAGCCGACAGGTGCGAGATAGATCGCATCCGACTCTGGAAACGCATCGCTCACATCCTCCCGCACGACGAGGAGGAAACCGACGAACAACCATGAGCCTCGACCCACGATCCGAGAAGAACATCGCGACGTGCCATCCCTCCGCGCAGGGACCCTTCCGCGCATTCGTCGCTGAAGCTCAGGCACTCGCCGCGAAGAAGGGGCTCGAGTACAAGGCAATCTGCGGACTCCGGTCATGGGAGGAGCAGGAACGTCTTTACGCTCAGGGGCGCACCGCACCGGGCAAGATTGTGACGAAAGCCCGCCCCGGGTCATCGATGCACAACTTCGGTCTCGCTATCGACATGGGCGTGTTCCGCGCCGGCAAGTACCTCGACGACGACGAACCGAAGACCGCTGACGATTTCCATCAGGAAGCCGCGAAGCTTGCGACGAAGTACAACCTTCGATGGGGAGGACACTTCAGCACGATTTACGACGCCCCGCACTACGAGCTCGACGTGCCGTTCACGCTCGCGCAGTTGCGTGAGTTGCGTGCCCCCGGCAAGTGGGTGCCAATCGCTTAAGCGTAGGCGATGAACTCCAATCCCTTGCCCTTTAGCTGGGGCAGCATCCCGTTCTCGTCATAGATGCCGGCTCCCTTTGGGATGATGGTGTCGGGAGGTAATGCGCTGCCCATCACTGCGATGGGGCCTGACGACGAGTGAACCTTCGGCGCCAAAACGAGCAACCCAGCGGGAGGGTTGGGGACACCGGTGAAGCTGGGCGCGTAGGCCGCCGCAGATGCGTTGATTTCCATGCGTTAGGGATAAGTGCCTGCAGTGATGACGATTGCCTCCTCCTCTGGAACAGGTGCTCCGGTGTTGTCGTAGAACCCGCCTTGGATTGTCTTGCCGTCGTAAAGTGCTCCCACTTCGAGGTTAACGAGTGCATTAGCCTCGTCGTTCCAGCCGATGGCACGGTTGCCCTTCGGCTTCGGGAACTCCACGTTAAGCCCTGACGCTGCGGACGATAGGTTCAGCTTGGCCGAACGCGCCACGTCCGTCTTCAACTGCTGGAGCATCATCGTCAACTGGTCGAACACGTCCTCGTGTGTCTCGGCGAAGAACGCCCCTTGGTTGCGAAGGTCAACCGACTGCGTGAACGTGGGAATCACGCGGCGGATTGTCACCCGCTCACCGTTAAGCGGTGCGGTTGCGAGGGTTATGCTCCCGCCAGTGTACGAACCAACCCCGTCAACCGTGTAGTCAGTTCCCAAGACCTTAGTCTGCTCGACACCTGCTTTGCTCTGCACAATCACCTGCAGGTTGTCGGCACTCATCACTCGGAATGTGTAGGGGTAAACCTTCTGGGTGCCATTGCTCAGTGCGCTGACCAGGTTGGTTTCGGATGGGACGGACATAGGCTTTTCTCAATCGTGGTGATGGATTTGCTGATTCATCAACGCTCTTCTCTGCTTGGGCCAACAATCAGCACGGCAGGGTTGGATGTCTTACCTTCCCAGAGGGACTTCATTCCCTCAACGGTGCGTTGAGCCTGCACTGCCGGGTAGTGGAACAGGATGCCCCCGACCTTGTTGGCCGACACCCAGAACCCACGGTCGAGCTCTCCCTGCTCCACCTGCTTGGCAAGCTTGTAGGACTCGGCGAAGAAGCGCCCGCCGGCGGGGCCTTCGTAGTTGCGCCCATCCATGATGCCACCGAGTTCGCGCACGAACACCAACTGCGCCAGCAGGTAGGACATCTGCTGCTTCGCTAGTGCCTTGTACCACTCCTCGTCATCGCCCCCTGCCCCGCCGCGCATTGCGGTCACCAGTGCGTACTGGATGGCAACCGGCAGCGAGTTGAGGATGAGCAGGTCAACCATCATGCGACCCATGTCGGTGGGGCTCTTGAAGTTGGTGCGCTTGACCGTCTCGACGTTGAGGTTCCACAGGGCGTTGAAATAGCTGTAGAACGTCGTCCACATCTTGAGCAGCGGACCGCCGCGTTGGACGTTGGCGAGGTCCTTCACCATCCCGCCGCCCTGCGTGTCGATGACCGTCTGGTCCGCAATGCGCACTGCCTCCTCTTCGGTGGACTTCGCGTCCATCGCCTTGTGGTAGGCGCCGAGCCATGTCGGCACGTCGGCGAGCATCTGCCCCTTCTGGATGAGGTAGAAGTAGCTGTCCATCAGGGCGGTCTGGAACTTCGGGTCAACGGTGTTGCGGATCTCGTTGAGCTCACGGTTCATGGTTTTCCCGCGCAGGCGCATCATGTCGCTGCGCTCGTAGATCCAGGCAATGGAATCCTCCATGTCTTTCGACGACCCAATCCACCGGCCTACTGCCTTGGCCATGTTGACGGCGCCCACCCGCGGGATGGCGTTGGTCAGGCCGAACGCCTGCAGCATCGAGGTCATCAGGTTGAATCCCAACCCCGCAACACTCGCACCGGTGCGGATGTGACCAAGCGCACGGGTGAAGCGGTCCTCGGAGTTGGTGTTCCCCACGGCAATCGCCTCAAGCGCTTTGCGCAACTGACGGTACACCGGCTCCCCGTAGTGCTCCTCGATGGCTTCCATCACGCTGCGGTTGCGCAAAATCCGGTTCACGTCCACCAGCATCTCGTGGTGGGTTAAGTCGTGGACGACCTGCGTGACGTGCTCGGTGAGCACCCCGAGGTCTAGCCGCACCGGACGCTCAACCCCGGCCACACGCTCTTTAGTGTGTCCCCTGCGAGTCGTCGATGAGGTGACTGCACCGCGCATCATCATCTTCGCGGCATCGGCGTCGGACTCCCCTTCGGCCCTGGCGCCGGCGTACTTGAGCGGGTAGTACCCTCCCTTGAACACGCCGAACTTGGTGACCACCGGAGTCGGTTCAATCTTATCGGGCGGGATGCCGTACACCCGTTCCTGCTTGTCGCGGATGCGAGGCCAGAACGAGTCGATGTAGTCCCACACAGATTGGACGAACTTCCACTCCTTCTCGGTCATCGTGTCAAGGATGGCGATGACGTCCTGCTCGGTGAGCCCGTTGTACCCATCGACAAGCTTTTGCCGGTTGTCCTCGTTCCCCCAGTTGAGCGCAATCGAGAGCACGTCCTCGCGGGAGAGGTTGAAGTTCTTCGTCGCCCCGCGCACCACCTGCTTGCGGGTCATGCGCTTGAGTTCGTCCTTCTCGAACACCTTGAACAGTTTCTGGATAGCCTCGGTCGCCTTCTCGGTCTCGACCGCTTCGTTGTCCCCAGCATCGTTGATGGGGGCCATGATCGCGTTATACACCGGACCCGCGTCCACAAACCCGTCCATCTCGCGCACAAGCGATGCAAGCTTGCGATGCGCCGCAAAGAACGAATCCCACCCCTCGGCAATCTTCTCGCCGCTGGTCTTGGACCCGAACCCGCGGGGCTTGGCCTTGGTGTTGGCAGTAATCTGCGCGACAAGGTCCTGCACCACCGCACGGAACTCACGCTCGTCCTGCAGGGTCAGCAGGCGCGTCGTGGTCTTGGCAAGGTGGTCAATCTGCTTCACCGCTTCCCACACCGCGGTGAGCTCGATGGCGGTCATCTCGCGGAAGTCTTTGCGGAAGGCTTCATCGCGCACCGTCTCGTCGATGTCCACGGTGAGCCCCTTTGCTTCCTGCGCCGAAATCCACTCGGCCAGGCGCGTGCGCCGGTCAACCTGCGAAAGCGGGATGGGGACGAAGTTGAACCGCTCGAGGATGCCGTCCACCTGCTCCCTGTAGGATGGGTTCGCTTTGCCAAGACGCTCACGGGCCGCGTCTTCGGTCATGCGTAGCAGGTAGCGTTGCTGCTTCTGCGCCACCTTCTGCATGTCCCGTGATTCACGGTAGAGGATGTGGTTGAGCAGTTCAGATTCCTTCTGCCCCAGCGCACCTTGGAAGTCGCCAGCAGCGGCAAGTCTGGACGCACGGGCGCCGGCAGCACGGGCCGCGGCGAGGTAGAGCGATGGGCGGATGTCGCGCAGTTTCATCCCCTGCAGTTGCTCCTGCGCCACCTTGGTCGCCATCGCCTTGATGAAGTCCACCGTGACCTTGGAGTTGTCCAACAGGATGCGAGCGGCGTTGGCCTGCTCCGGTCCGCTGCGAAGGATTCTGCGAGCGATTGCACCCAGTGGCGCGGGGGCGAGGTCAGCAACCCGTCCTGCTGCCTGCTTATCAGCACGGATGAGGCGTTGCAGTTCTTCGACCTCGACTGCGATGACCTCGTCACGCTTGTCGTTGCGCACCGCATCGGAGGCAGCACGCTTGATCTCCTTGGAGTCTTCCATGATCGAGGGGTGCGAAGCGTCCACGCGGCGCTTTGTCTCCTCCTTCACTGCCTTGTCGAACGAAGGCGTGGACACCAGTGCCTGCACCAGTTCGTCGGCGGACCCAAACCCGAGCACCTCCGCGGCAACGTCCACTGACACCCCTTCTTCCACTCGGTACACGCCGAGTTTACGCAGAGCGTCCATCGTGTCTTTGTCGAACCCAGCGGACAGGAGTGAATCCCGGTCCAGCTTCATCGGCATCAGCGGCTCAGGGATGGGTTCGTCGTCGGGCATCTTGCCCGAGCGCAGGATGGCTAGGGCAATGTGCTCGCGGGTTGCGGCAAGTTCGCTGCGCACCGTCTGCGTGACCCGTGCAATCTCGGCTTTGCGCTCGTCGGATTTCGCTTTAAGCATCTCCCGCTCGAGCTCGGTCTGTAGCCGCTCACGGGCCTGCAGGGACGCACTCTCAACGGCTTTGCGGTAGCGCTCCCACGCTGCCTCATCCATGCCGTCAGGCTTGGTGCCAAACATCGGCTCGACTTTCTCGCGTGCCTGCGCGGCCTCGATCTCAACGTCGGTCGCGACCATGCGGTCGAACACCCCGCGGATGTCGTCTGAGATGTCCACGTTGAGGTTCATCAGGTCACGGTAGATCCTGACAAGCCACGTGCGCATGCTGGCGAAGAACCCACGCACCTCCTCTGCCGGCGCCTTGCCTTCCATCAGGTAGCGCTCAAACCCACGGGCGAAGGTCTCGTGCTGGTCCACTGTGATCGGGACACCGGCCTGCAGGCCAAGCCACTTGGAAATGCGGTTCCAGTCCTCGCGCAGCGCTTGAGGCGCGTCCGGTGCGGAGGCGAGGTCGTTGAACACCTCGAGGTAGAAGTGCGCGGCCTCGTGCATGAACGTGCTGGCGTTGGCACTGCTGAGCATCCTGATGGTGAACTCACGCCGGGGAGCACCACGTTGCGCCGGGTTGAACGAGATAGACCCGCGTGCGTTTTTCTCGTTCTGGAAAAGCGTCTGCGTCTCCTGCGATGCTTGCGCCACCACTGCTCTGCGCGATGCGTCGTCATAGGGCGTGTAGTCGAACACCTGCACGCCGGCATCTGCGAGCACCTGGCGGACTTCCTGCCGCGTGTCGCTGGGGACCACCGCTGCCTTGAACTCGCTCAGTGCAACGGAGCGTTGTGGCTTGGACTCAAAGTATGGGACCGGCGCGTTGAGGAACGCCTTGCCGGCTTCAACGCCTAACTCAAGCACGTCCTGCGGTACGCTCTTAAACCCAACGGCCTTGAGTGCCTTCTGCAGGTTTGCCGTGGTCCGCGCACCTTTCGCCCACTTAGCGAGCGCTTTCATGGAGTCGTCAAATGCGCTCCATGTATCGGCGTAGCCATAGTGCTCTGCTGCTTTGGTGCGGTAATCTGCAAGCAGCTTAGATGCTTTCTCACGAGCAGCGTCCACTTCCTCCTTCGTGCCAATCTCGGACTGCGCACGGTTGCGCATCTCTTCGATGTCAGCAATCTTCGCCGCGGACATCGCACGGGCTTTTCCCTCGCCGAAGGTCATTGTGGACTCCACCCCCTTCACCGAGGATGAGGTCATGTAATCGACGATGTTCTCAAGCGTGAACGGCACCTTCTTCCTGCCAATGGTCAGCTTGGGCTCACCGGCTTCGGCCAGGATCATCCCCTGCACCCACTGCTCAAACTCAGCCTCGCGCCCCTTCAGCGCTTCGTTCAATACATCTCTGGTGGAACCAAGATCAACTTGCTTCTTATCCGCTCGACTCCAGTCGGTTTCAATGCGGTGGAGGATGTTGAATCCAACTCCACCATCCGTTGATAAGGCGTTCTTTTTGAATCGGTTGACGAGGTGTTCAGCATCCTCTGGGTCCAAGTTCTTCTTCTGAACGTCCTTACGGATTGCGGCTTCCACCACCGGCACAAGCTCTCGGCGGATGTTCTCGTCACCCGCCATTGCCTGCTTCATCCGCTCGGGCGTGAGGTACTCCTTCAGCGTGTCGGAGTTGGACCACCCGTAGTTCATCGCGGGTTCGTACATCACCGGTTCAACCGTGATGCCCTTGGAGTCCAAGAACGCGGCTTTTGCCGCTTCCGAGCGTGAGAGCTTGTCGATGGCGCTGGCGACGTCTCCACGCTCCACCAGGCGTTGCCACACCTCGCCGGGGGTGTAGTCGTTAAACAGTTTCTGGAAAGGCAGCAGCGGCTTGATGATCTTGTTCGCCGCGGCCTGCTTCATCTTGCCGTACTCGGGTTGCGGGAAGCGCACCGTGTAGGCATCGGCGTTGAACACCGGATTGCGGCGCGGGTCCGCCAGGTCTTTGGTGCCGATGAGTGAGATCTCACCGAACCCGGTGTAGACGGCGTCGGGGCGCGTGACACCGATGGACGGAACGGGCAAGCCACCGAGCTCTGCCGCGTTAAGGATGTTTCTCCCGGAGATGTTGTGAATCGCCAGCAGCGGAGTGCGCTGCGTCTCAGGGAAGACGGACTGGTTGAGCGTTACTTCTTGCTGCGCAGTAGTCTCTCCGCTGCCTCCTTGACCATCTGCGCGTCCTCCTGCGGATCCAGAAAGTCCTCCGAGTTGTCCATCGGCATCCCGACTCCGCGTGGTGACGACCGGAACGCCGTTTTCGATGGCGAACCGGGTGATGCTCTTTGCTCCTGCGAGTCCTTCGGTGTAGAAGGTTCCAGAGGCGATGAGTTGTTGGATGGTTTCTGCATTGACTGAACTCCCCTGCTTCTGAATCTGAATAATCTGCTTGGTCAAATCAAGCGACGAATGTCCCACCGACTCGTTCTTGATGGCGTTCCATCCGAACCAGTGCATTCCCCCAGGATTCTGATGCTGCCCCATGTGTTGTTGCAACAATGGTGAAGCATCAATGGCCTTCTGCATGACCTTCTCAAGTCCTTCATACAGAGCAAGCGAAAGCCCATTGTTGTCGTTTTCCAACCCACCAAGCACACCATACACCCCAAGTGGATCCTCTGGGGTGAGGCCACCAGAGTAGGCAAAGTATTCACTGGGGCGCGTGACGCCGGCTTTCTGCATCATGGTCGGGAGCCAGAGCTCGACGAACTTCCAGCGATCCAAGATGACACCAGGCACACCGAAGGTCAGGCCGATGAATCGCTGGACTTTGTTTCGGATGCCAACCTTGCCAAGGTTCAGTTTCCAGAACCTGCGCCCCATCTCGGCTGCGCTCTTGGACGCGTAGATGTCAGCGACCTTGTCCCAGTTGCCGTTCCAGTTGGCAAGGTGCGCGTAGAAAGCGTTGGCGTTTGCCGTGGCGCTGTTGCCTCGCTTCTGTGAGGTCGCCTCGGTTTCAATGCGAGCCTGCTTCACGCGTGCTTCCCACTGTTCCGGCGTCAGCGTGAAAGTGCCGTCTATCGAACTCTGGATGGCATCAAGAACGGGCTTGTGCGTGATTAACCGCAGCCACATGGCTTCCTGGTCGAGCGGCGCCAGCATCCTTGAAAGGATGCCCCAGAGGTGATGCAAGGCAACGGCCCACGGATGTGGAGCCTCTCCTGCCAGCAGGTTGCGCATCTCCACGGTGCCATCCAACCCGGCGCGTGCTGCTTCCTGTGTGCCTTTCTCGGTGCGCGTGCCATGATATCCACCGTTGAGAAGATCCACGTACATCTCTGGCTTGTTGAGAAGCACGTGCATCATGCTCGGTGGTGGAGTCACCACACCCCACACGCCAGCAGCGTTAAGGTACTCCACAAAGCCTTTGCCACTGGCAATGCGCTCAGGATCCTTGTCGAGCAGCTTGAGCGCTTTGTCTAGCCTGCCAAGGGCAACCTCGTTTCCGCTTTCCCATGCCGCTTTTGGGACCGGCTTGTCCTTCTGCGAATCCTTGCTGATCTCAAGCGTAGCAACGCCATCGACTTCAGCGACAGTGGCCTTGGCTTTACTTGGCTTGTAAGAGGGCAGGTTTTCAAACGCCGGCGCGATGTCGGCGCCAGTCTTGTTCTCGCCCTGATACAGGATGCTGTTCTGCCCCTCGTCGAAGCGTTCCGACAGGGGGATGACATTCCCGTCAGCGTCACGGGTGATAGGGTCAGCGGATTTGAGTTGTTGCGCATCGAAAGCCACGAACGACTGCACCACGTTGGTATCGTTGCCAGCAACGAAGTCGTCAATCTGCGCCGAGTCGTATCCTTGCCTCTTCAGTTCCTCAATGACCCGCTGCGCTTTACCTGGGCTCATTTGCGGATCAAGCACCGAGAAGGCCATGTCGTTCTCAACCTGCAGTCCCAGTTCACTGGCGACCCGCTTTACATCCTCCTCGGATGCCGTGTTGTTGAACTTCGCGTAGAAACGGTAGACCACCGGCGTGGCACCATCACCGTATGCTGCCGCTCGGTCTTGAGCGTAGGCATTTGCGGTGGCTTCGTCGCCGAGGAACAACGGCATGTTCGGTACGGTGAAGTCCGCCTCGGTGCCGTGGAAAACCTGTGCGGTGTACCCCGCGGCCTTCGCCGCTTCATCCACCAAGCGCTGCGCCGTCTCCATGTCACCGGCTTCCACCGCTGCGAGGTAGTCGGCATCGCGTTGTTGTTCCTCCTGCGACATCGTTACGCCTGCCGGTGCGGCGCTGGCTTTCCCGATAATCTGCGTGACGAAGCGGTCCTTGAACTGCTGCAGGCTCATCCCCGAACGGTTGGCCATGATGTACGCCATCCGGGCGAACATGTTCGAGTGCGCACGGGCGACCCCCTCGGAGGTGTTCTTGGTCGCCATCAACTGGGTGTACACCTCGTTGGCCATGTCCACGACCTCGGGCGCTTGTCCCGGGGCAGACTGACGCGCCTGCGCATTGCGCTTCTCGATGCGTGAGATCTCCTTGTCAATCTCTCCCTGACGGGCAGTGATGGCATCGATGCGTGCGGTTGCCTGCTGGGCTTGCTGGTCCTGCTGGGCGAGCGACTGGTACTCCTGCGCCAACCCCTGCAACTCTGCCGCGGCGGGGGCGTTGCCTGACAGAATCTCCTGCAGGGCTTGCGGCGCCTGCGTCTGGAGTTGCGACTGAATCTCCTGCATCCGCGCAGTGCGTTGCTCGGCCTGAGATTGAAGCGTGTTCACCTGCTCCTGCAGGGTGGTCATCTCATCGGCGAGCGTCTGCTTTTCCGTGCTCAGTGCCGTGTAGTCCTGGTTGAGCTTGAGCATCTCCTCAACGGAGGCTTGCGTTGCCTGCAGGCCGGCTTGCATCTCGACCACGTTTGGTGCGTCCACGCTGCCAAGACGCAGCACCTGCGCAAGCGCTTCGTTGTGCTCGGTCGGGGCAAGCTTCTCGGTGTAGGCGCCAATCGGGATCTCGAGATCGTGACCGGCCTCGCGTGCCTTGTCGTAACTCTCGGTCTCCCCGAGGGTCTCCTGCGCCACCTGACGGGGGTCAATCCCCTTGCTCGCGAAATACTGGTCCCACGCTGCGATGGGTGCGAAGACGCGCTCCACGGGCCCGTTCTGCGCGGCAAGGTCGCCGAGCGCTCCGAGCATGCCTGGCACCCGCGTGCGGGTCTTCGACTCGGAAGACTGGGCGCCCAAGTCACGGACGAAGTCCACTTGCGCCTGCGCCCGTTGCGCCAGTTGTCGGGACTGGCGCACCATCCCCGGACCGTACACCGCGGCCCCTGCCATCGGCAGTGCCGAGAAGGAAACCAACTCCACCGCATACTGCTCGGGGTCCAGTTTCATCGACTCGAGGCCGGTGACCGCACGCAGGATCTCGCCTAGTCGCTCTTCGCCGAACTCCTCGAGCACCCCGTCCCACTTGGCTTTGCGAAGTTTGGCAAAGAACTGCGACAACCCTGATGTGGGATGCAGCTTGAACCACTTGGTCATCACCGCCGCTTTCATTGCTTCAAGGCCGGTAACCTTGCCAATAAACCGGCCTGCGCTCTCGGTGCCCAACTCGATGCTCTGGTTGAGGATTGCTTTGCCAATCGCGGAGGCGAACCCGTCCTCGGAGTCGAGCACGAGTTTCTCAAGTTCTCCCTGCTCGCTGACCGACATGCTGGACAACTGCGGGACCATGCGTTGCATTGCATCCACCGCAACACGGTGCGGCATCCCCACGGTAGCCTGCACGGCGGACCCGGCGACCCAACCTGCAGTCTTAACCACTCCGCGCAGCACGGCGCTTTCTGCAACCTCGCGTGCGCTCTTATTGAGAATCTTCTTGGCCGCGAACAACCCGGCCTTACGTGCTGCCTGAGAGCCTGCGGTGTACAGGCCACCGGTGGCAGCAATCTCGCCTGCGAATGCCGGCAGGTTCACAAGCACCGCGGCGACCTTTCCGCCGAAGTCGGTGCCGCGTCGGATCTCGTTGTCGTACTTGAGCAACTCGATCCAGTCGTTGTCGTCAGCAGTGCCGTCCTTCACTCGGTTGGCCAACTGGGTGAGCGCATAGACGTCCACCAGTTCCTTGCCTGCGCCGGCGAATGGAACCGGCTCGAGGTTGGTTGCGCCCGTAATCATCCGCTCCCAGAACCCTTGCGGGGTCTTGTAGAGTTGGACCGCTTTCTGGTCCATCTTCTGGGACTGCTCGTCCTGCGTATCCTGCGCGGGGTTCGGGATGCCCATCCCGCCCACGCCTTGGAACGCCTGCACCTCACCGGGGATGACGTCGGGGACGTTCTCGCCGGCAGTGAAGTCGAGTGAAGGAAGCCACTCGGAGGCGGGGCGCGAACCATCGACAATCTCAATCTTGTGCCCCTTGTCTCGCAACTGCTTGGCAATGGCATCGCGCACGTCCTTGCCGAAGAGACCAGGCTCAAGCAACTCGGCGCTGCGTAGCGTGTCCTCCATCGCCATGTGCTGGATGAGCTCGTCACGCGAGACTGCCGCACGGTTGGGGTCCGACAGGAACTTCGATGTGCCGGGGTAGTCCTTGGTGAGTTTCTCCGCGTCGAGCATCAGGTCGGACTGGTGCTGCGCCCACTGGGGGTTGCGTGCCACCAGTTCTGGCGGAAGCTGAAGCTTGTTTGCGAGGTTGACGACCTTCGCGTGTGCTTCGGGGTCCGTGCTGGTTGCCACAAGCATGGATGCCCGGAGGTCTTCCGGTGTGGTGTCGAAAATGTCTTGCGCCATTACTGTTGGAACTTGATGCCTCGGGTTTGCTGACGCAGGCGGATTTCATTGAAGTAGAAGCGCTGGATGTCCTCCTTTTCGGGAGCCTTGCCCTTCGACTTCTGCCACTGCGTGCGTATCCGATTCTTGTCGGCATTGGGGATTTTGTCCCACGCAATCTTGCCTTGAGGGTCGTTCAGTTCCTCAGGGGTTAGCTGGAAGAGGTACTTGTCGCTAGAGAGCATTCCCTCGGCCTTCTTGAGCAACAACTCGTCTGCCATCTTCTGCACGTCCTGCGGCAGCACCTTCTTGCCGCTGCGTTTCTCTACCTCGCGCACCCGCTCCTCGAGCGCCTTCTGGAAGTCGTACTTCTCCTGACTCTCGTTGGCGAACCCGGCGACCCGTGCGGCATCCTCGGAGATCTCGTGGACGTTGCGGATGCTGTCGTACTCGACCTTCGCGTTCTCGTCCAAGTGCGTCTTCTGTAGCTGAATCTGAATCTTGGAGAGTTCGTCGAACTCCTTGGGCGTGAGTCCCTGCTTGGCTAAGTCCATCGTGCGGAAGGCATCGCGCACCCGCTCGTCGTTGTTGTATGCCAGTTGCTGGAACCGGTAGATTTTCCCGAGATCCTTGCCCAAGTCCTTACCCGCTTCCCTCTCCTCGGCGAACTTCTTCACCATCTCCTGATGCGCCGGGTCCATCGTGTGGAAGCGAGGTTCCTTGATGAGCCGGTCAATCTTCTCTCCCTTGTTCAGGCGCTCGTAGTAGTCCTTGTAGCTTTCCTGCACGCTCTGCTGCTGCAGGCCGTTGCGCCGGTTGAACTCTGCGGTGACACGCTTTTGCACCTCATCGCGCATCTTCGCGTCTTTGCTGTAGCGTTTGGCGATGAGCAGGTTGGCTTCCTTCTCCTGCTCGGTGAGGCTCAGTTGCGGTATGTCCACCGCAAACATGATGTCGTCGGTGCCACCCTGCGCTTCGTCGATGACGCTACCGGCCTCCACTGCCTTGATCACCGCCGGCTTGTGCTCGGGCGGAATCAGGTCCCCGTAGCGCTCGAGCATCTGCTTGGCCGCGGCGGTCTTGCCCTGCGCCAATGCTTGGTCGATGTAGATGCTGACCGCAGCACCCTTCTTCTTCTCCGACAGGTTGCGTGCTGCAGCATCGCGTCCCTCGGGGAATCCGCCTGGGTCGTTCTGTACTCGGTCCCTGACCGCCAGGTCGATGCGAAGCAATGAACCGTCGAGGTCCGTAAAGTCAATCTTGCCTTCGCTATCGGCAGGCACGGTGGCGCCGAAGTTGTTCTGCAGGTTCGTCGATACAGAACTCACCTCCTGACGGACGTAACTGTCCATCACAGCATCCGAGGTCTTCTCCCGCTCGGTGCCAACCCGCATCTGCACATGCCGGTTGTACTCCTGCCAGAGCGAGTCGGAAGCACGGTCGAACTGGCTCTTCACCCGCACGCTGCCAAGCGAATCGCGGATACCACCTAGCTTTTCGCGAAACCCGTTGAGCCGGTCGGAGGCAATGTTGAACAGGTCGCCGCCCTGCTTGTACATGATGCCGTTGTCACGGTCGTACAGTTCAGCGGTCTGAAGCTGACGCGCCTGCGAAAGCGCCTGCGTCAGTTGCTCATCTTCGGCCTTGCGCTTTTCGGCCTCAAACAGTTGCCCAAGCCCCTCGCCCAGTTGCGAGAGTCCACGCCCGACACCTGACATGTCAGGGACGTTGGTGGAAAGCTGTCCCCCAGAGAGTTGTCCCGGCGTGACTTGCGGTCCGTTGTAAAGTGGTGCGGTCGGCATACGAAATCAGGTTAGCCAGAGTAACTTGCGTAGCCGCTCGCAATCTTGCCGGCCCCGCCCAGAATGGTGCCCACCGAGTCCGAGATGCCTTTTGCGTAAGCCATCTGACCTTGGATGCGACTGTTCAGCGCAGACTGCTTGTACCCCCACGCCTCGAGCGCTGCGTTGTTGCGGATTGTGAGTGCGTCAATCTCGCCCCAGTAAGCGGTCTCGCCTTGCACGTCGAGCGCAGTGCCATCGTCCACCGTGACGTTCTGGCCGGCGTAGGAGGCACGCTGCGCACCAATCATCAACTCGGTCTGCATCCGCTGACGCTTGACCATCGTCTCGCCGCGTTCCACCGCAAACCCCGCCTGCATCTCGGAGACCTTCGCGTTGTATTCGCCCAACTGCTTGGCCCACTTGGCCTGGTAGTACTGGGAGACGGCACTATAGGTCGTGCCTGCCGCTTGTAGTCCGAATGCTGCGAGTGCTGCTGCTGCCATGATGTGCTCCTATCTTGGTGACACGGTCACCTGCGGCACAACCGAAAGCACGCTTAAGGGGAGCGGATCTTTCTGCTGGACCGTGACCACCGCGTTCTTCTCCCACTTGGCTACGGTCTGGACTTCGATGAGTCCGGTGACCGGGCGCGTTGGGTCTTCGTAAGTCTCGTTGCTGCGCTGCTTGTACTCGCTCAAGTGGTTCTCGTCAGGCCCCACGAACACGCCGCGGGAGGACTCCACCATCATCGAGACCTTGTGGATGATCTTGTTCTTATCGACAATCGTCTCGCCTGCAGGGTTGTCGATGGCGAGGGTCTGCATCGTCGAGGTGTAGGGAAGCCCGACGTGGACCACCCCGCACGGACGGTTGAGCGTGATTGCACCGCCTGTCACCCTGCACGTTGGATGCACGTTGCCATCTGCCAGCACGCTTACGTCTTTGCCTTCCAAGTGCGATAGACCAGAGATCTCGTCCACCATCTTTACCCAGGATGCCGTGGTGGTGAACCCGGTCGGCACGTCACGCGATGGCTGAACAACAACCGTGGTGGTGTTGGTGTACGAGATGACCTTGAATCGGATAGACACCCCGTTGACGGTGAGCTCGTACGCGTTGCCAACGTCCGCTGAACTAAAGAAGCTTGCCGAGCACACCAGTCGCATGGTGTCGCGAACCGTTGTGCCGGTGATGGCTTGCACGGTCATGGTGCGCGAAGTCACCGTGTTGTTGCCGTCGTAGGTGGCGCCGCAATCCACGAAGAATGCGTCACGCTTGATGTCGATGGGTTGCGAGGTGTACCGGGGTGCGAAGCGCTCGATGTAGCGTTTGGTCACCCCGTTGATAGTGCGGCGCACTACCACGTAGATGCCATCCTCGGTGCCTTCGGGAATGCACACCACGTCCTCATAAGCCCCATCCGTATCGTGACGGTGCCACCCCCACACGTCATGCTCGCGCAGGTAGGTCAGGCCAAGCAGCACCCCGTCAGAGCGCACCACCCACACAATGGAGTGCGGAATCTGAGCGTAGTCCCATGCGGTCAACTGATACCCGTCGAAGAGGTGCGCAGCAAACACGGTCAGGTCCCGCCCGTTGTACCCGTCAGACTGCAGGTCGTAGCGCAGGTCGCGAACGATGTTGCCTCTGGCTTGCACGTACAGAGCGTTGTTGCCAATCACGATGGGCGTGATCTTGGACGCACCTGAGTAGCCTTCCTGCTTGAGATTAATGGCAGAGGGTCGGATAACTCCGTCAGAGTCGCCCTGCATGCGCCACTCCCCGCCAGAGGTGAGGATGAGCATCTGGCCGACCTCGATTAAGTGCCGCACCTCGTTCACCTGCCGACCGGCAATGGTGAAGGTCACCGCATCGTCATCCTGTAGGGGCGAGCGGATGGAAAAGTTGAGGAAGTTTCCGGTTCGCGACATCCACACCTTTTCGGGTTCGTTTATGGTGTTGGCGAACACTGCCCGTTGTTGGTAGTAGGAGACTGCTCCGGGATAACTCCCCGCCGCAGTAAAAGGGTTACGCGCCAGAGGTGGCGTTTGCTCGCTATTGGAACGCACGCTGCCGTCATCGACGAACGTGACCGTGGTGCCAGATCCGTCCCACCTTGCAGTCCCGACGTAACCGTACACGCCACTCCAGTTTGAGTAGACGTTGTATTCGTAAATGCCGGCAACGGTGTTGATGACTACTTCATTCCTGCGTTCCGTATCAATAGGCTTTACTGCTGTTACAGGCGCACTTGGAACAGACTCTTCATAGGTGTCCTCCTTGACGCTTGTTACAACGTATTTGGTATTCAAGCTATCGCCTGGTGATATCGATCCACTACCCGCAAGGTTGACTTGCTTGATTGTTGTTGGAGAGATGCTTGGGCTGAAAACTGTAGCCGTCAAAGTCCATGACGTGTGCCCGGTTCGCGACAACCTACGTGGCGCATGACTTTGGTGAACGAGCGTGATGACGTCCCCGGATTGGACGTACTGAATGTCGCGCAGTTGGCTCTCCAAGTACGGACTCGAAATCTCGTAGGGGATTCCGCCTGAGGTCAACTGCACCCCGTTGCGGATGAATCGGATGTACTGGTTGCCGAACTCAAGCACGTAGGTCTGATCGGCGTTGAAGATGAACTTGATCAAGCGCACCTGCTTGGTCGAGTCCTTGACCGAAGCAATGAACTTGGTGCCAGGACGGTTCGTCACCCCTCCGTGTCGCATGACGAGGAAGTTCTCGCACTGGCGAAGGCCGGTCTGGTACTTCGTCTGGTCAGAGCGTGCGTACAGTGACGGGGCAATCTCCCCGCCGGCGAAGGAGCGTTGAGACGTCGAGGGCATTAGGAGATGGAGAAACCGCTAGGGAAGAGTCTGCTGACGGCATCGTCCCCAGCGAAAGTGTTCGTGGCATAGCCACGGGTGTTCAAGAACTCGGTGTCCACATCGCGCACCGGTTCGCCTTCGTTGAAGACGATGCGCTGGGCGATGTCGCGTTCAGCCTGGTACATCTGAAGCGCCTGCTTGCGCAGTCCGTCTACTGCCGACAAAGGCATGGAGATTTCCGCGGCGAGCAACCACGCCAGAGCGGAGGAGAACGACGGATCGAACTGACCGGGGTCTTCCACCCGCTTGGTGTACTCGACCGCAGCGTCCTTCATGTTGGTCAGGATGATTCTGCCGGCTGAGTCTTGCCCGACCTCGAACGCTTCGGGGATGACCTGCCGCGGACCCATCGAGGTGAGGATGCGGCGGATGACCGTGGCGTCGGTGGGGTAGCGGTAGGCATACAACCACTCGCTTGCCCACGCCTGACCGTCGTTGTCCGAGACAAGCGCCAGAGTCGCGAACGCACGGGCGAAAGGCCAATGCACTTCACGCAACACCCGCTCACGACATTGGTCGTACAGGAGTTTGCACACCTGCGCTTCTTGAGAGGACTCGTTGAGCGAGTCGATGAACATGCTCACCCCGATACGGGCGAGTGCGGTGTTGCAGATTTGGACGACGGATGTGGACATGGATGAAAGAGGGGCGGGTTTCCCCGCCCCCCTCTAACTATTTGCGCTTCGGTTTGGGGTCCTCGCTCGCGTCCGTCTCGGGCGCGGGGGCTTCCGGTTTCGGCATGGGGATGACCTCCATCCATGCCTTGCTGACGAACTTCTCGTCGGCGAGCGTGAGCTCGTCGCCGGGACGCCGCAACTGGTTGCCGATGAACCCGGCTTGAGTGACTCTGACGCGAACGTGTGCCATAACCTAGCCTTAGCCGATGACGATTGCGTCCGTGTAGTTCTTGACCGCAGTGACACCGCGAACAAGCGCCGCCTTGTAGGTCGCCACAGGCGAGGTCCCGCCTTGGGTGAACTTCAAGCGCACGAACTGCTTGTAGTCGCCGAAAGGCAAGCACGCATTAAGCACGTGCCCCCCGCCAATAGGCAACGCAATCGGCCCGTAGGTCGCGATGGTTGCCGGCGAACTGAACGCTGCGGTGCTGTCGGTTTCGATGAGGATCGTCACCGTTGGCGAGGTTCCCGTCACGCCGCTTGCATTAACCTGCAGGTAGACGTCTTCGCCCACGCCGAGGTCTTTTGCTACGTTGCTTCCGCCCACTCCGTTATAGAAGGGCCCGATGTCGATGGTGTCGGTCGAAGCCGTTGCGGTTGTGCCGCTGATTGCCTGACCGTCGCTGAACATGTTCTGTCTGTCGAAGATAGCCATAATGCTGATTCTCTTTGAGGTGTTGGTTGTGCCCCCGGTTACCCGGGGGCGTTAGGGTTAGGCGACGACCGACTCGGTTTCGAGGATCTGGTCGCAGGTTTCGATGCGAATCCCGCGGAACTTCGTCACCGGCTTACCATCGACGTTGTCGATGTTCAACTGGTAGGACGACTTGTTCAGCGCCTGGATGTCGAGCATCTCGCGCACCGTGCGGTTGCAGTAGAACACCGGACGTCCAGAGGACAGGTCAGGCAAGCGGTGGATTGCCTTAATCATCAGTTTGATGAGGTCGGCAGCACCAGACTCGCTTACGAGGTTGGACACGTCGATGTTGGCGATACGAACCGCATAGCGCCAGTCGCGCACTGCAAGTCCGCACTTCCATTGCCACCGGTCGATGAACGCTTTCATGCGCCCCGTCCCGATGCCAACGCCCGTCTGAATCATCTGCTCGCCCAAGTCCTCGTGGATGAGGCCGGCTTTCGATGCCTTCGGGTAGATGCCACTGATGGTGTTCTCGCCCCACGCAACAAGCCAGATTGACGTGTTGTCGGACCCAGCGCCACCGGCACTGAGGATGTTCTGGCTGTTCGTTCCCGACAGGGAAGCGTAGCGAGGTGCAAGCCCCGTGAAGTACTCGGGGGTGATCGCAGCGTTCCCGTAGAAGAGCGTCTGCGCCATCGTCTGGTTCATCGCTTCGATGAAGGCCGCGGCCTCAGAGAGGCGGAAGCCGGCATCGTTGCCGTTGAGTTTGACGAGGTCAGCGTCCACTTCGGAGATTGCCTCGAACATCGCGCACTGCTCGTCGATTTGAGCGGTGGTGGATTTCGAAGGAACGACCCCTTCGTTGAGCCGACGAGCGGTCACGGTCGGAAGACCGATGCGCACCGTGGTGCGGTGTCCGGTCGGGAGATTCCCTTCCTTCCACAACATGTCGTCGAGGATCGCGTTACGTTGCCGCAGAAGTTCCACGATCATAGGAACTTTGCCGTCTGGGTCGAGACGCTTCGCGTGGTCCGCGAGCGTTGCGACATTGGATGCAAGTGTAGCCATAGTAGGTTGTTACTCTGATTTGTTAGCCGACATGCTGGGGTAGAAAGCCTCGGCGAATGATTTTTGGGCACGTGCGGGTTGGGACGATGTGGTCACCATCTTGTCCTCGCGCATGGCTTTACCGACCCGGGCAAGTAACCTGATCAACTCAGGATGATTGCCTACCCCGGACTGGTTCAGCATGTTCTTGAACTCAGGACTGCCGAACTTATCCAATGCCGTTCTGGCATCGTTGACGCTCGACTGAAAGTTGCCCCCGCCGATCTCTTTGTCGGCTTGAGCATCCTTGGCCCATTGTTCGGTTTTCTCACGCACCTGCACTGCGTTGCGCTCGCTCACCGAGGACAAGAGTCCTGAGTCGCGTTCGACCAGTTTCTGCGCTGCCTCCTGCGAGAGTCCAAGTTCCTTGGCCAGGGCCTTGGTTTGCTCGAGGTATGAGGCATCCAGATTCGAGCCCTCCGGTAACTTCAACTCGAAGTCGGATTGCTGAGTCTGGGCGTTGCCACTGGTGGCATTGCCGGTTTGTGAGTTTGCTGCGGCGGATTGCTGCGTGCCCTGCTGGCCATCGGCACTCGCCGGGGTCTGCTGGGGTTGCGTTGCGCTCGTACCGTCAGCACTGGTTTGCTGGCCCGTGGGTGAAGCCTGGGAGCCGGCGATTAAGGTGTCAGACATACTTGATTCTCAGAGTGGTGAGATGGTTTCAAATGCGTCCATCAGAAAACTTACAACTCCGCATCGAGCCATGACGCACCAGTCGTCGTGACGATGCGTGTGGCCTGCCCTGCCGTGGCGCCGGTGACCGTCCCGTTAAACAGTGCCGTCAGGTAAGTGGTGTTCGACAACGACGGAGAGGTGACGGAAATGTTGGAAACCCCTTGCGCCTGTATCGTTCCAGCAGAAAGGGTTGGTGCCGTGCGCATTGGAATAAAGAAGCGAATAGCCCCTCGCACCGCAGCAGTCGTTGTAAAGCCACCGGCGAACTCACCCAGCGACTGGTAGTAGCGCATGCACTGCTCTAACTCCATTGCAACCGACTTCGTCTCAAACGTGGTTGCCACGCTACCGACCTCAAGCTGGAAGTCGCCGATTGCAAACACCTTGGCACTGAGTGCGCCCAAGCCAGAGAACATGATGCGCACGTCAAGCCCGTTGCTCGCATCACTGCTTCCGATGGTGAAGGTCGCGCTGATGGAGGTCCACGTAGCGCTTGGGACACTACCTGCAGACTTGGTGCTATCCACCTGAGTGACAGCAGAGAAACTGTCTGCAGAGTTTGCCTTGTAGAGAAGCGCCTGCATTGCAACGGATGACCCAGCAGTGTGGTACACCTTACAGGAAACCGTGACGGTCTTTGCGTTGAGCACGCGGGAGTTCAGCGATTCGATGCGCTGACCGAACACAATGGTGCCGCTACCCGACGTGGTAACAGTGACGGACTGCCCGAGCCCCGTCGTCGTCCCGCTGTTGGACACCTGCGTGATGCTGGTGCTTGAGAGAGTGCTAAAGCCAGAAGGCAGGCAGTAGATGCGGTCGCACCCACCGTATGTAGCAGATCCGTTGACTGCGGCGACCGAACCGCGTTGCGCGATGCGGCAGTCACCGTTGATAAGGAAGTTGCGGAAAGGAACTAGAGCAGCGCTCGTCTGCGTGGTGTTGTCAGGAAACTTGACGGACCCGACTTGCGCGGCGCCCGTGACGGTCAGCGACTGCCCTTCGATGGCGCCCGAAGCGTCGATGGAGGTGACGCCTGTTCCGTTGTTGATGGTCAGTGCGCCGGTGAGCGTCCCGCCAGTAGTCTGCAATGCGTTGGCCGAGGCGATGTTCGCGACGGTGTTGTCCTCAAGTTTCAAAAACACGTCACCGGTGAAGGTGTTCGTGGCGAGCTCACCGACCAACAATGCAGAGGCTGAAGGCCCTGTCGTGGACCCTGCGGTCGAGTTTCTCTTGGGTACGATTGGGTTGATCGGCATGGCTTAGAAAGTTCGATTGAAGTACCGGCCCCATCGTGAAGATGGGACCGGCAAACTGTTGCGGATTAATAAGTTCCGCCAGAGATGGCATCGCCATCAACGATGACTGTTTCTGGGTAGTACACCGTACCGTCAAACACCAAGGCTTGCCCGTTGGTCGGCGCCGTCGTGGAGACGTTGTATCCGCGAATCGACTCGGCATTGCCGTTTGAAGGACCCTGCGGACCCGTTTCCCCTTGAGGACCTTGAGGACCCTGTGGCCCGGTCTCCCCTTGAATCCCTTGAGGACCTTGCTCCCCTTGAGGACCTTGAGGCCCCATCTCCCCCTGCGGACCCTGAGGACCAGTTTCCCCTGTGGCACCGGTGACACCTTGAGGACCTTGAGGACCTTGTTCCCCCTGAGGCCCAGCGACCCCTTGGATACCTTGAGGGCCTTGTTCCCCTTGAGGGCCTTGAGGACCAGTCTCCCCTGTAGCGCCAGTCGGCCCCGGTTCACCCTGAGGACCTTGCGCCCCCGTGTTCCCGATTTCCCCCTGCAGACCTTGAGGACCCTGTTCCCCTTGAGGCCCGGGTGCTCCAGTTTCACCTTGAGGACCCTGAGGGCCTTGAGGACCAACTTCCCCCTGAGGACCTTGTGGTCCAGTCTCCCCTTGAGGACCTGAATCGGGTTGCGCAGGTGCCCACTCGCTACCGTTGAACTTCAGCACCTGGTTGGCCGAAGGCACGGTTGATGAAAACGACTGCCCTTGAATCTTGGACACCGTTGGGTTCGGGTACGTCCCCGACAAATCCCCGCCGGCATTTCCGGTGGGAGCTCCACCAGAAATGATGGCCACGTATCCAGAACCGCCCCAGCGATAGGACGTGTTCTCGTCGAGTGCCACGTAAATCTTGCCAGTCTCCCCTGTGCCGGGGAACGAAGCCACGTTGGCATACTCCTCAACGTCATCGACGTAGGAGGGCAAGTAGGTGGAGTCAATAAGACCACTACCATTCAGCGGAGCGATACCGTTTGCCTGACCAACGCTCGAGGAAGCTACTGCGCCGACGTCGCTTGCGCTGATGTCGGACGTTGCCTTGAACTCTTTGACGCTGTTGTCTTCGGTCTTGATGTACAGGCGCCCGAGAAACGCGTTCGACGCGATTTCAGCGACCTGCAGGTTGGATGAGGAAGGTCCTGCGGACGATCCGCCCAATCCGTTTGTTTTTGGAATAATGGGATTAGCCATGTCTTTTTCTCTCAGTAGGTTCCACCGGTTAACTGGTCGCCATTCTTGAGAATAAGCTGACCGTTGACTGTCGGTGTGCCAGTCAAAGCGGGTGATTGAAGTGGCGCCGCGCCAGCAACATCCGACACTTCCAAGGTCTCCACAGGCTTGTATGAGGCGAGCGTCTCGGCACCCGTGCGCATGTACAGTTTCCCGTCAGTTCGGTTGCTTGCAATCTCGCCAATCTGCAAGGCTTGCACCTCAGGTCCAGCGGTGGACCCGTCGATAGCGTTCGTCTTTGGAATGACCGCAGATGCCATGATTTTCAGCGTGGGAACATGGATTCAAAAGCGTCCACAACAAACTCATGCAGACTCGTGAGAACGTGCTTCCTTGAGCATGAGCAGGTACTCATCGAACGCGATACGCTCGATGTCCTGCTGTAAGCGCAGGCCGACGTTGCGCTCGCCTTCTCGGAAATAGGTCTCGGAGTTTCCGGTGTAAGACGAGCGGCGCATCCCGGTGTTGCAGAGCACGCGCCAGAGCACGCGCCGGCCTTGTGGGGTGGCCATGACAAAGCGCAGGTCGTCCTCCTCGACGTTGGCCTTGCGCTTGAGCTTCGCCTCTACCTCGGCGACCTTCTGCGGATCTGCGGCGTTCACGATTCGGGTTGTGGCTCAGGAGGTGCGCTGAAGGTGCCGTCAGGGTTGCGAATCCAGCCGATGTCGGCTTGACGGGTGCATGGCACAAGCTCGTATCCGTCAGGCATGACGAACTGGTGTTGCGGGTCGTAAATAATGGCGTTCTCTACAACGCCACTAGGACTGATGATGAGGTAACGGGACGCACTCATAGGTTTAGAAGTACCAAGTCAGGACGACGATTCCGTTGCCACCATTGCCGCCATTCCCCCCATTTGTGAGTCCTGCACCACCACCACCTCCTCCTCCACCCGGGAATGCCCCATTGCCTCCAGCACCACCGACGCCTGTCAAGTTTGAGCCACCACCTCCGCCCCCTCCACCAGAAGTCCGGTAGTGCTGCGGTGATGTTGCATTTGCACCTACTGCACCTCCTGCTACCCCGCCAGATGCACTCCGACCTTGCAGCAACCGTTTGTTGATAGCTCCTCCAGCACCACCTGCGTGCTGCGTCGTGGTGCTAAGTCCACCACCAGCACCACCCCCTGTAGCGGCTAACAGCAGCGAAGCATTCCCTTGATTAGTTCCAGCACCCCCAGTATTAGCGCCAGGAACACTCGACCCGCCACTCGTTCCCGAGTACCAACCGGAGGTTGATCCACCACCACCACCAAAAGAGCCTGTTGTTCCGTTCCATCCAGATAATGCACCTTGAGCAATCACAAGCCCCGGAATCAAACTCGGCCAACTAAGTGACTCAACGGTGTTTGGATAAATCAACACGCCAGAAAATCCGGCAGTCGATGGTTGCACACCACCAGCACCACCTGTCCCGCCCTGCCCCCCACTGCCGACAAACACGCTGAGTTGTGCGCCTGCCAAATTTTGAACCGTGATGAGTTGCTCATCCCATGCTCCACCACCAGCCCCAGAACCACCACCACATGAGACTAACGTGCCATTGCAGTTGTAACCAGCACCGCCACCACCTCCTGCTCCATGAACAAAAGCGTTCAGCATCTTCGCCCCTGCCGGGATAGAAACAGGCGACACCGACGACGTGTACACGTCAACCTGCACACCACCACCGCTGCCCCCACCACTTACCGTGCTCCACGAGGCATTCGTCCCATCGGTGGTGAGATACTTCCCACTGTTGTTCGCTTGAGCAGGCAAGAGTCCGTTGAGTGCGTGAGCCGCAGTTGACGCAGCAACACCAGTCCCACCGTTTTGCAGAGAGAGTGTCCCGGCAAGTGTGATAGTCCCGCTTGAGGTGACCGGGCCACCGCTCGTGATGAGTCCGGTGGTTCCGCCAGATACACCGACGCTTGTTACGGATCCACCACCGGATGCCGTGTTGTTTACTTCGAGCGTCTTGGTATCGGCATCCCAGTCCAGAGAGATGTTCGTGCCTGCAACCAGCACCTGCGCTACACGCGACCCGACTGCGTCATCGAAATCGATAACCTGAGACGACGAGTGTGTATGCACTTGCCGCGCAGCACCAATGCCTTGAGCCGTGATGATTGCCGTCGATGCCGATGTGACGCGCCCTTTTGCGTCCACTACCAGAACTGGCACCTCCGCATCGCTCCCGTAAGTTCCAGCAGTAACGCCTGATGTTGCAAGTGTTGGATTGGGGTACGTCCCAGAGAGGTCTCCACCCGCATTGCCTGACGGTGCTCCCCCGCCCGACGCCGAACTGTTGATAGTCAGCGTGTTGGCTGAGTCGTTGTAACTGAGCGAAATGTTCGTGCCGGCAACGAGGAGTCCTGCCACACGGTCGTCTACCGCTTCGGAGAAGTCGGTGATGTTCGACGCAGTGTGCGTGTGAGAGGCCGGTGCTGCACCGATTGCCGCGGCGCTCAAGCCGGTGACCTGTGATGTCGAAATCGCGATGGGCACCGAAGATGCCGCAGTCACAAGCCCCTTGGCATTTACCGTTACACCAGCAACCGAAGAGGCTGAACCGAACGTGCCGACGTTGCTGTTGACCGTGGCAAGTGTTGCTGCCTGTGATCCTGAGCCTGATGCCGTGACATCACCCGTGAGCTCGGTGATACCTGTGTCGGTGTCGGTGTCCGCAGCAGGCGCCCATGCCGTGCCGTTGTACTTGAGCACCTGACCTGATGTCGGTGCGGTCGCCGCAACTGCGGTGCCTTGAATCTTTACGACCGTGGCACTCGAGGTCGTGCCCGACAAATCCCCGCTGAGCGAGCTTGAGCCAGAGGTGACCGTGGCCGGTTCCCACTGCGAGGTGGCGCTGTTCCACGAAAGTACTTGGCCCGATGTCGGTGCGGTTGTCGCAACCGTTCTGCCTCGAAGGCGTTCGACCGTCGTCGCCGCGGAACCTTCACTGCTGGTGACATCACCGGTGAGTGCGGGGAGTTTCGTGGCCGATAGTGTGGTGAATGCGGGTTCGGCGCCGATGCTCGCTGGGGTATGCGTGTGGGTCGTATCGGACTTGCCTGCCAACGCAGCGCTCAGGCCGGTGACATCCGACATGGCGTGGGTATGCACCGCAGGCGCAGCGCCAATCGCTGCCGCACTAAGCCCCGTGACTTGCGAAGTCGAGATGGCAATCGGCACCGATGCCGCGGCAGTCACAAGCCCCTTGCCGTTCACCGTGACTTGAGCGACCGACGAGGCGCTCCCGAACTGTCCGGTATTGGAGTTGACCGTTGCGAGCGTGGCAGGGACGGTTCCCGTGCCCGATGCACTCACATCCCCGGTGAGCGTAGTGATGCCGGCGGACCCTCCGCTTCCACCAGTGTTGGTGATGGTGAGTGTGTTGGCGGTGTCGTCGTAGTTGAGCGAGATACCCGCCCCTGCCTGTAGGAGTGAGCCAACACGGTCGTCTACTGCCTCACTGAAGTCGGTGATTGTGGACGCCGCTTGCGTGTGGCTTGACGCCGCTTTCCCGTCGAGCGTGGTCTGCAGATTCGTCACGTCGGAGATGGCATGCGTGTGCGATGCCGCTGCGTAGGATCCCGCGGCTTGTTTGCCGTCGAGCGCAGTCTGAAGGCCCGTGACGTTGGCAATGGTGTGGATGTGTCCAGCGTCTGCCTTGTCATCCAGTTGCGACTGCAACAAACTTAATGTCCCCGGCAGGTTCGTGACGTCTGCAATGGCGTGCGTGTGCGATGCTGCTGCCGTCCCCAGCACGGTGCGTGCTTCTGCGGCATCTGCCGCCTGCATGAAGGCGTGGATTGTGGGTTTTACTGTTACGTCAGGCATAGGTTATGGAATGATGTAGCGTGAACCGTCCGGGGTGCGGTAGAAGAACCCGTCCGGGGTGCGGTAGAAGAAGAGCGTGACCGGCGGCGCAGGGGTGCCTGTCCTTGCGACAGTGGTCGTTGAGATGGCGATGCCGATTTCCATGCGTTACGGGTTGAAAAGTCGGATGATGTTGGACGCAGTGGTGCCGGTCGCGAACACGCTCACCACCTTCACCGGGAAGAACCCGTTGGCTAAGGACGAGAAGGTGACGGTGTCCCCGCCTGCCGTGGTCACTCGCAAATCGCCACCCGTGCCAACGTACAACGTCGAAGGCGCGAACGTGGTTGAGTTGCTCGGTGTGACTGCCGCGGCGCGTTCGGGTTGAGCGACGGTGTCGGTGACGACGACGTTCTGCCCGTCTTCGACAAGTAGTGGATTGGTGGATGCCATAGGTTTAACGGAGGTAGTCTGCAATGACGTGGATGCGCGGTTCTTCCGACGCATTCACCACGCTATGCACTTCGTGGTGGTTGAACTCCCACGCTTGACCGGGGAGCATCGTGACGCTCTCGTCACCGCACACGAAGATGCACTCCGGTGCGGAGGTGAGCGAGAAATGGAAACGCCGGTGAGCGAGCGCATACGCACCCTCATCGCGGTGCGATTTGATGACGCCACCAGGTCGAAGCAGGGCAACGACCACGCGACCGATGCCCTTGGACTCGTTAGGCTCGAAGTCTTCGACCAACTGACGGATGCCAGGCATGGCGAACCACGGGAAGTAACTCACGCACTCGAGCCCGTCGAAGACGTCGCGCACGCTCTTGGGCCCGTGCAGTGGGGCGAAACGCAGCACGATGTCGTCCACCTGCCCGTGTTCCGAACCGGCGAACATCCGCCGCACGTTGAGCCAGTTCCACGCCGGCAATGCTGCGAGGTCCTCGAGCGGTGGCGCGATGTCGAACTCTCCGACCTGAGTGAAGTTGCGCAGGCTCATCGCATCCCGCCTCCAGCGGTAAGACGGGCGAGCGCAGAGTCGTTGCCCATGTCGGTTTCAGAAAGTAGCTTGGCACCCTGCGCAACCTGTTGAAGTTGCTCGGCGCGTTGCTGCGCGGCAATCGCCTGCGCACGTCCCTCGCGAATCTTCGCAACCTCTTCATCGGGGCGCACAATCTTGGGAGGCACGCCCAGCATGTCGGAGTACTCGTCAACGACCTGGTCGAAGTCCAGTTTGTCGGCAATCTCGGGCTTTGCCGATGCGAGGTTCCCGACGAACCCGACGAAACGCTCAAGGCCCGAAGTGGCGACCATCTTCTGGGCTTGGGCCATGATGGAGATGTACTCCACCTTGAGCTCCTGACCGGCAATCTCAGCCGGCGGCGCAGGCACCTCGCCCCGGCGCATCATAATCGCGAAGGTGCGGTCGATGAGTGGGTCGAGCAGGTCTTCGTTCTGGCGCTCGAGCACCGGCCCGAGCATCAGCAGTTTCTCCTCGTGACGCTCTTCAATCTCGCGTGCGGTGATTTGGCGCCGGTCGCTGTTGGCCAGCATGAGGAACAGGTCTTCGTAGAAGCATCGCTTCACCCGGTTCTGCGTCTCGCCGATGAGCACGCTCAACTCCTGCAGGGGCATGCGAATCTCGTGCGCAGGCTTGAACCCGGTCGAGCCCTGCGTGGTGTCCACGTAGGTGATGTCCCCGGGGAGCAGCGAGGCTTTCTTGTTCTGCATGCTGGTGGGCGCCACCATCGGCGGGTTCACCATCTTGTCGATGCTCTGAATCATGCGTCGTTGCATCGCTTGCAACTGCTGCACGTCCCCCAGTGCGTCCATCCCCGGGGAGTGCCCGTAGACGTCCTCACCGGTGAGGTTCCACCGCGGCGCCATGACCGGAAACTCGTCGAACCCAGACTCATCAAGGAACTTGCCTTCTTCATCAGAACCCAGTTCCCAGTAGCAGGAGGAGAAGCGCTTGTACTTGGCCGCGAGTTTCTCGGGGTTGTAGTCCTCGTTCGGGTGGATCATGTGCGCGACATCAATCCACGTCTCGTAGTTGCCGTTGTTGTACTGGTCCTGCACGGAGCGGGAGCAGTTCTCTAAGCCAAAGCGTTGCACCAGTTGTCGCACCGTCATCGCATACTCGCGAACGAAAGTATCCACGGTGTGCCGGTGTGACTGCGCCAGGCAGTACGAACCGATGGGGAACGAGTAGCAGCGGATGACGTCCTGGTCGTCCTCGAGCACTGCCATCGCGGAAGTCCCGAACAAGCCTTGGTCGCAGTAGAGCAGCGGCAAGGCGTTGTAGAGGTTGCTCTTGAGGAAGATTGTGCGCATCCGCTTGGTTACGTCATCCAGCCACGTCTTGACCGGCCCGAACTCGCCGAGCGATGGGTCGGGCGTGGTGAGCGAGAACCACGGGCGTGCAGGGGATGTGAGCCCAGACATCATCCCGGCCATGAGGTTTCGCATGGCGAGCGTTGCCGTGGAGTCGATGATCTTCTTGTTGCGACGGTCGCCTTTGTTGCGCTCTGCAATGGTGTAGCGTGCGCGGCGCGGCATCACGTAGTCGGAAAGGTCACGCCAGTGCGGCATGAATGATTCACGCTCCGAGCGGAGCGTCATGCGCATCTTTTCGAGTTGCTGGCGTTTAGTCTCCATGCGTTACTGCCCGAGCAGCGTCTTGCCCATGTTTTGAAACTTCTGCTGGTCAAGCGTACTGCCTCCAAGTCCCTGTCCCCCAGTGAGGATGGTGTCCGAGCGTCCGCTTGCTGCTAGTGCCTGTCGGCGAGCACTGTCCTGACGTGACTTTGCGTTCGTCTCCATCTGGCTTTCGCTCATTGTTTTTGGTTTCTCTGGCTCACTGGGGATGTCCGGTGCGTTTTTTTTACTCATCGCACTCGAAGCGATCCCGCCCAGTGCTGATCCGACAATGATTGCTGCTGTAAATCCCATAGGTTAGTTAATGCGTTTGAGGTAGATGAGATCCACGAGCGAATAGCCGAGACGCTCGATGAGTGGCGACCAATCATGCTTCGCTTTGATGTGGTGAACGACCACTTGCACACCCTCCTGCTTGAGTTGCTCCTCCGAGAACTTGATGAGGCGCGTGCCCAGCGTGCCGCGGCGTAAGTCTTTGCGGATAAAAATCACGTCCTGTATTGCCTGTACTGAGGTGCTGTAGTGCAGATTGCGGTTCACGATGAACCATGCGTAGCCGATAATCTCACCGTTGCGCCGAGCGGTGTACACGCGGATGGAACCGGCATCCTGCAGTGCGTAGTAGCGCTCCCAGTCAGGCGAGAGCGGGATGGTCAGGTCGTGCGCAATCTCGCGCCAATGCGCCTCAATAAGCGGCATGCTCTCCTGCCCCAGTTCCGGGGTGAGCGGCTCGAGTGCAAACACGACGTCCATGCTTCAATCGTTGTGAGCGTTGCGTATCCGTCAAGCGAAAGGGTCGTACTCGGTGAGCGCATGCCCACCGGCGTGCAGGTTTAAACCCGGTCCGCGGGACGGGGCGACGGGGAACGCGAACGTGAGCGCCAGGGCATCGGCGATGTCTGGCGAGGGCAGGCCGCGTTTCTTAAGGTCGTCTTTCGACTCGAGCTCGAACTTGTTCGCGGCGTTTGCGTAACTGTAGGTGGGTGCGCACAACTCGATCTTGAGTTGCGGGATGTCGGGGATGCTCGCGCCGGCTTTCAGCCACTGACTCATGTCGAACCACATCTCCCCACGCTTGTTCACGAACTGGGGCTTAGTCGGTGAGCCACCGAAGTTCACGCCCACAACAGCATGCCCGAGTTGATGCAAGCGGTCTATCACCCCCTCACCGCGTCCAGCGTCGATGAACACCGCGTCGGGCTTCCACTCGACAATCGCCTGCGCCACCTTGGCTGCAAGCTCCATGTTGTTGAGCCCCTGATGCACCTGAGGCTCGAATGCCACCAGTCCCTGACGACCGAAGATCACTGACTTGTCGTCCCCGTACCGAGCGACATCCACGCCGAGGATGCGCGGTGAGAACTCGTAGTCGGTCGCCGGCAGGTGTTTACCCACTGCCTCCTGCACCGTCTCGAAGGCGATTAACTGGTCTGGGTTCGATGCGCTGAAATCGTTCAGCATCTCCTGTCGGAACTGGTTCTCACTCATGTCTTTGCGCATGGATTCAATCTCGTCGGCTGAGAGGGCATCAGTCTGGTAGCAGGTGTAGTTCGCCGCGAACCACTCGTCGGGGTTGTTGAGAGCCTCGAAGTATTTCTCACTGAGCAGGTTCACACCCTTCACCGTGCCGATGAAGATGGCCCATCCTCGCCGGTCTGCAATCGCCGGTCGAAGAATCTCACCCCACGTCTCCGGTTTCATATCGGCGACCTCGTCGAGCACGACCCCGTCGAAGTAGAGTCCGCGCAGGGAGTCCGGGTTGTCAGCGCCGAAGAGCGTGATGGTCGCCCCGTTGGGAAACGTGACGGACAGCTCAGACTCGTTGATCTTGATGCCGGGGACAGGGAAGCTAAATCGCTTGAGGTAGCGCCAGGCAATCTTCTTGGTCTGCTTGAGCAGGGGTCCCACGTACCCGAACTGCCCCTCGGCCTTGGTGCATTTGAGCGCAGCATGGACGAGCTCCATGACGGCCATGACCGTCTTGCCACCACGTCGGTGGATCACAACGACCGAGAATCGCTTGAGTCCGCGGTGAACCTTGCGTTGCCAGTCCCGGGGCGCGTAGCCGAGGTCGATGCGTTGGGATGCCATCAGGGAAGTGTGCAGTCTCTCCTGCTGTCGCACCACTGCATCGACCGGGAGCTACCCGATCCGCGCCGCCGGCATGGAGCCAGCATGGCAGGTGTCGCGTCTCGGCCTCTCTCCGGTGGTCACGCCGAGTTAAACGGTGGCGTTCCCGTTGGCCTCGCGGCCATCTAGTCTCTCCGAGCTGTCACACCACTCTCTTCTGCGTCCGTCGGCGGCATTACCTCGTGACCACGGATCGGCAGGTGTCGCGGTTCTACGCTACCACCAGAGGTGCGCAGGTCAATCCTCGTCCTCGATGGGGTCGTCAGGGCAACGGTCGATGCCCGTGATCACCTCGATCTTCACCGGCCCGTCCCCAGCGCCGGTCACCTGCATCGGCAGCACCTTGCCCAACAACGTCAGGAAGGTGCGCGGGTCGAGCCTCGCTACCGTTTCGAGGTATTCCACCCCACCAGCACGCTCATAAGCCTGCAGGATGGCCTCTTTCAGCGACGTCGTGATTTTGTTCGGGACCCCCTTCTTCCGCCCTCCGGTGTATCGTCCTTTCATACGCTCTCTTGTTTTTTCAAGCCTACAGCAGGTCCCAGAAAGGGCAATGTCTACGCGTGTTCTACGGAAGTGACTACACAAGTTTGCGCAAGCGTAGACACGCAACTGTTTTGTAGCCAACAGCTTGCGCTTGTCTACACTTGTCTACGCTTGTTTTGCGAACATTTTGAAAATCTCGTGGAACACCTCACGCCCCTATTCCCCCTATTCCATCTACTACTCTTTTTAATAAAAGAAGTGTAGACAGTGTAGACAAGTAGGTAAGTGCGTATACCACAAGGATTTTTGACGTCTACACTTCCGTCTACAGAAGTGGGTTGTCTACGCTCAACTTGTGTAGCCAAGGCCATGCTGGGGGCATCAGGGCACGAAAAAACCCGCCTCCCACTCGGGAGACGGGCCTCTCGTTCGTCCGGTTGTGCCACCCCTGGCACTCGCGGCATTGGTTAATCTATCGGCGCTGCTGCTGGTGTCAACGCGGATTCGTTGCGTTATCCGCAACGGGCATCTCGGTGCTCGTCGTGATCCTGAACCGCTCGTGCGACAGGTTGAACGTCCTGGCCGCCGCTTTGGCCTCGTCCGCGCATCGGAAGGTCGTTGACCACCGGATGTCGCGGAAGGACACCCACGAGTCCCTGTCACGGTCCACAGATAGCCAGCACCCGGTGTCGCGATGCTGGATGCGGTAGGGCTTAGGAAAGCTCATCGTCGGCCTCGTTCTCGGGGTCGCCCATCACTAAGGCAACCCCGATGGTTTGTCCGTCGTAGTGTCCGCCGGTGACCCGTGCGAGGTAGGTCACCTCGGGCTTTTCGAGTGAGAGCATCAGGTTCGCCAGTCGGGCTACCAGGTGCTCCATCTCTTCACGGATCTCGGCTTCGGTGCTCATACGATGCGCTCAATCATGTCAGCGAGTTTGCGCAGTGTCTCGGCAATCTCACGCAACGACGGGACGCTCGGGGCGACCGGGACATCCTGCTGCGAGGTCGGCAGCAAGCACGGCAAAGGCTCGGGCAGCGGTTGCGGGGACAACTCCGTTTCCGAGCATTCGGAGCTCATCTGTCCGATTGTCACTGGCGTAGCACAACTCTGCATAGTCCATCCAATCGGCAATCCCATCAGCGCCTCCACCCACCTCGGATTCAGCTTTGCGTTTTGTTTCGTAACCGTGGCAATCTGGTCGTTGAGGTTCCGACTGCGCTCCGGGTTTTCCCATCTGTCCGCACCCCCACTGCGGTTGTCCCTCGTCTGAGGTGTCGCCCACGTCTTCTCCGTCGCCCCTACTTGGTTCTGTAGGTAAATCTGCGTTGAGCACTGCTGGTTCTTCGCCTCGGCTACCGATGGCGTTCTCCATGTCTTCGGTGTCGCCCACTGCGGGTTCTGCACTGCTGCGCAGAGGTTCGGACTCCTTCCACTCCCCTGCTTCGTCTTCCCCTCGAGCACTGCCTGCTTCACACGCTCCCGCCTCTCCATCATCCCCTGCTTGAACTTCTCCCACGGCACTCCGTCGTTCGCCTGCGTTGCGTCCGGTGTTGGCCAGAGTTGCTGTCTCTCCATCTGCCATGCCAGATTCGGCTGACCTCCATCGATCCTCTTCGGGTGGTGCTTGGTTGCATGGTTGTCTCCGACTTTTGGCGTCAGCCACAACTCGCGGGGGTTCCCACCAGTGTTGGGGTTCGCCGGGGCGGCTTGGCCATACTGACCATGCTCTGCCGCACCCACCTGCTCCTCCAGATTTCCCTTGCCCCGGTCGTAGTAGCACGCAGGACTTTGTTCCATCCCCGTCCTCGGTGTCCCCCACATCGCCGGGGCGGCTTGGCCAGACCTGCTCTTCTGCAACTTCTCCCGCACACACTCGCCCCTCAATGCTGGATGGTTGCTCAGTCCCAGTTGCCCGTGATTGGCTTGATTCCCAATCTTCCCCGCTTCCGCGGTAGTCGGTGTCGGCCACACCCCCTTCTCTGCTTGATCGACTGCAACCGGCAACTGATCGCACCGACTCTTGCCATCCTGTCTGGTGTGCGAGTTCGGAGAGGTACCCTTCCAATCTCTCGCCATTGCGGTGGGCCAACTGTGGACTTGGTTTCGCAACCGCGCCTGAGTCGTGCGCCCCTCCTGCTCGTACTCCTGCCACGCTTCCGCTGATCCAACTCGGCAAGCATCCTCTGTTGAGATTGTGAGCCATGATGAACACCCGCTTTCTCTGGTGAGGCGCCCCGACTTCGCTCGCGCTGAATACTCCCCACGTCGGTTCGTAACCCAGTTCTTCCAGATCACTGAGCACGCTGGAGAGTCCCAGCGTGATGTGCCCTTCGACGTTTTCGAAGAACACGGTTTGGGGTCGCAGAACTCGAATGCCGTCTGCGATGGCAGGCCAGAGGTGACGGGGATCGTCGGCGCCGAGTCGCTTCCCTGCGCTACTGAATGGTTGGCAGGGATAACCGCCAGAGAGGAGGTCCACTCGGTCAGAAAATGCGCTCCAAGGGAAGGTTCGCAGATTGCTCCAGATCGGAGCCGGGTCAAGCGACCCGCCTTCCATTCGCGCAAGTAAGAGCTCGATGGCACTTGATTCGATCTCCGCATAAGCGACTGTGCGCAGATCTGGGAACACTCGTTTGAGTCCGAGGTCAATACCTCCGTATCCGGTGCAAAGACTGATGTGAGTTGGTTGATGATAGGTCGTGGGAGTATCCACATTATTGTTATTTGGTTAGGATGTATTTCGGGTTCAGTATCTCCTCTGCCCATGCACGGGCAAAGCGTTTATGTTTACCCCTCGCCCAAGCGTACCCGGCAAGGCACGCGAGGGAGACGAGGATGATGGCGATGGTGAGTCGGTACAGGTTCATTCACTCGGGCAGTCTTCGTTGATGCACTCCCAGAAACCGCACGGGCCCGACTCGTTTGCGTCGTCAGTCCACTCCATCGGCTCTTGGCAACGCCGGCACTCAGGCGGGTCGGGTTGCTCGTCTGGGTTGCTCGTGAGCCATGAGTCGAACCAGTTTGGAAGCCTGCTCATCGCTGACCTCCCTCCCACTTGCCCAGCGTGCGCAGGAACGCCTCTGCCCGTTGCCGAGCGGTTGCGCAATAAAACTCTCTGTCACCGCAAGACTCTGCGCGAGTGACCAAAACTAACTGTTGGGCGTAAACTGGAGCAAAGGCATTGAAGATTGCACTCTCCGCTTCGTGCATCGCGTTGAGGCACGCGCAGTAGTCTGCATCCCACCCATACACCGCGGAGATGGCGGCGTTGATCTGTTCGTCGGTCATTCCGCTACCTCCAACAGTTCAACGCGGATTGGGCGCCCCAAGTACGCCGACAGAATCTCTTCTAGCAACTGGATGTTTGCCGACGTTGCCAACTGCTCGATTGCCAGTCCGTGCTGCGATGGAAACGCAATCACGACGGACGAGTTGCTGACCTCCAACAGGAAGCCAAGCTCCAACCACATCCGAATCAAAGGACGCTTCTTCCGAACCTCAGCAACCAGATGCTTCCACGTCTGCTCCCGGTCATCCGCTTCAATCCGGTCAATCTGTGCCTGAGCCTCTGCTATGGTCGCCTGCGCATCCGCGACGACCTTCCGCAGGTACGCCAGTGTCGAGCACTCCATTGTGTGCGTGCTCATGCCAGCACCTCCCGCACGTTGATCTGCGTGCCGTCAGCGCCGACAAGCCAGGCACCGAGGCCGGCTTGGTATTCAACGAACTGAGCAACGCCGCCGAACTCGCCGCGGCACCAACGGATGACCGCTTCGAGCGTCTTACGCTTACCCTGCAGGGAGCCGCGAAGCTCCCCGTTTACGTGGACAGAGTAGGTGCTCATTCGGACACCTCCTGCGTTAGTGAGACGTGAGCCAGCACGTAGGTGCCAAGCAGCAGGATGGCGAATCCGACCTGCCACAAGCCGGTTGTGTTGGCGATGAATACCGCATCCATGCTCGATAGCAGGAGCGATCCGATGGTTATGTGTGTATGTTTCATAGTCTCGTCAGTACCCGCATCACGGGTAGACCGGGTAGCCCCGGTTTCGACTTAGCGGAACCGCTCAAGCACCGTGATGGCATCAGCAACAACCTTGCGGACGTGCTGCTCCTCACGCTTTGCGGTCGCAACAATCGCCGCCGCCTGCTTCTCCGCATTCGCGATGATGTTGGCAGCATGCCGTTGAGCATCCGCATGGACTTCCTCGCATTGGCGGAACGCATCACGCAACGAGATCGACGGGATGATGTCGGAGCGAAGGTTGGACTCGACCTCGTAGTCAACCTGACGCAACCACTCACCGATGTACGAGTCAGAAGGAAACTGGTGGACGAGGTTGCGGAAAAGTTCAAGTTCTTGGTTCTTGTTCATGACGTGTGTTGGTTCGTTGTTCGTGTTGCGCTACTCGCAACGGTGACCAGCATGCCATGCGCATTGCGTGAGTCAACGTGATTTTCTGTGGGAAATAAAAACCCCACCAAGCACTTGGCATAGTGGGGTTTACGCTGGGTTGGGTGAGGCTCGAGTGGACTATTCGTGCGCGATTTTCAGCGCTTGATGGACTGTCGGGAACACTTCAGCGAAGCACCGGTCAATCGCCTGCGCAATCTCACGGTGTTCTTTCTGAGTGTGTTCGTCGAGGCGAACCTGCAGGTAGTGAATCCACGACCGACAAGTGCCTGACATGTACAAGGTTGTGCTCGTCGCGAGCGGCAGCACCATGCGTGCGCATTCACGCGCAACGCCGGCGTTGAGCAGTTCGTCGTAAACAAATGCGACCCTCGTCATCGCCTTGCAGACCAAGCTGCGAACCTCTTCATCTTCAATGACTTCAGTGCTGCTCTGCCGATTCTTATCAGCCTGACGGCGCAACTCCACCGGCTCAATACCAACCGCTTCCGAATAGCGTTGGCTGAACTCTTGGAACGAGAACGACTTGTGACGCAGCAACTGCGCGGCAATCGCACGCGAAGTCTTGATTTCAACGGTCATCGACGCCTGCTCAAACACGGACCAATGCCCGTGCCTGATGCAGTACTGCAGGAGTCGCGGAGCGGTTTCCATGTTGCTCTGATTGCTCGGGTTAGACACCCGGGCACAGTAAACAATCAACTCCTCCGCGGTGCTGGGCCCACCGTCGAACTGACAGGGGACCGTGGATGCGATGAGTCGGACGTTCATCGGGTTAAGCGTTGAGCCTCCGACAGATGCGTCATCCGCTGAATCTCGCGTTTGACGTACCACTGCGCCTTGTACAAGTCCTCGAGGTGAGTCGCCGAACTTTTCAAACCCGCTCGCCAGAGGTACTTGATGGCGTTGCCGACGTTCAGATTCATGTGCTCGATCACGTCGATGCACTCGATGCCAGCAGGGTGCTGGTTGTAATGCGCCGGGTGATCCACCGGATCGTTGTTCGGGTCGAAGCTCATAGCGAGAACGTGCGTTTGAACCACCCGATGACCCCGGAGGGCTCGGTGAGCTTCTGCTCGAGTTCCACGATGTAGTCCCTCTGCAACTGCACCGTCTTGTCAGCGTCTGCCAGTTGGGCGAGTAGCTTCTGGTTGTTCTCTAGCAACAGTCCCTTCTCTCGCTGCCAGTCGTTGAACAAAACCTGGGACTTGCGGTGCGCGGCTTCCGCCACGTTCGCGTCAAAGGCCGTTAGTTGCTTGCGCAACTGGAACACAACTTGGTTGCGTTCAGTGCGGATTTGTTTGATGTACTGCCGTGCCTCATCGAGGCTTTTAATGGCTTGGAGTTGTCTACCCATTTTCTTGTTCTGTTGTGGTTGTGGTTTCTGCTGTTTCTTGTCCCCCTGCAGGGACGAAGACTTCGACGACATCGTGGAATGCTCCCTCGTGGAATGTCTGACCACCCGACCGGATGCACGCCCTGGGGGGCGCCATCTCGGTGAGTGCTGAGAGTGCTGCGATGGGGACGGGGCAGATTAGTTGCGCCCAGATGGTTTCCTCGCTGCTCATGGGTGTACCTCCTCTCTCTGCGCAAACTCCCAACTCTCCACGTCCTCAAGCCGGTAGCGAACCGGCCCCCTCTTCCCAGCCAGGCGGATGTACGTAGGACCAATCCTGCGTGTTCGCCAGTTCGCCAACGTGCCCAAAGCAATCTGCAACCTGTCCGACAACTGCTCAGGCGTGAGCCAAATGAGACTAGTTTTCATGGTCGTATAGATGTGGGTGGGGCCCTAGAAAGGCCCCGATTCGTCTGCCTGCTGATCCCCAAACGGCACGTCGTCCTGCTGCTCCGGTGCGGGTGCCGGTGCTGCCTCTGCTGCTGGTGCTGGTGCTGCCTCTGGCGTGCTGCGTAGCTTCGCCATTGCCGACTTCACTTTCGACGGCACGGTCCCCTTGCTGGCAAGCGCCGCCTTGCGTTCGTCTTTCGCTTTGATGAGCTCGGCGATGCCTGCGTCGTCGCCCAGTGCGTCTGCCGCGTTGTACGCGTCGGTGTACACAGCTTTGAGCACGTCCACGTTCTCAGCCTTGCGGATTGCCGTCAGCGCCTCGTCGAGGTTGAACGGGCGTCCCTGAGGTGCCGGCTCGGGTTCTGTCGCGTCAGGCCGGCGGATGGTCACCTGTTTGCGAGGTTGGGTTGCGGCGTTGCCGTCGTCGTCGTCCTGGACGATGCCAACCATCGCGGCGAGAGCGTAGCGGCGAGCGTAGGTCACCGCGGACCCGACTCCCTGCGCATCGGGCTTCGACACCGGGATGGTGAAGGTGCTCTGAATCCACTCGCCAGACTCGTGAGCGAGGATGGTGGTGAGCTCGATGGTTTTGTCGCCAATCTCCCCGGGCGTCTGGATCACTGCCAGTCCGTTGCTGGCAAGGGGTTCGCGGCACGCGTCCCACACACCGGCGAGGTCCGCGTACCGGGACCGGAAGTGGGGATTCACGCTGTCTTTGAGTGCGGCACGCATTGCCCCCTGCGCTTTTGCGAGGGAACCTGCGAGTTTTGCGATGCTGTCTGATGCCTTTAACATGCTTTTTTCTGTTGTTTTTGTCATTGCTGCTTAACTACTTGCTGCTTTTCTTCGCGTTCACGCGGAAGTTCCGATACGCCTGGCGAACGAACGCCGGCACCTCCTTGGCCTCGATCATCCCCGCAGAGATGGACCACCCCGGTCCAATCACCTTCTCGGCAGTGCCGATGCGGGTGAGGAGTTGAGCCTTCAGAGAATCCTTAATGTCCTCGAGCGACTTGATGTTGCTCGACACCTCACGGTAGCGGGACACCAGGTCGTCGGTTTCAATGTCACCGGTCGCATCGACGACCTCGCCGGGGTTGGCACGTGCGTGGAGTTTCGCCACCACGTTGGCGTCCTCGGGGTAGTGAGGTTCGGGCGCCACACTTGATTCGATGCTCGCCCAGAACCGAGCGACCTCGTCGAGGATTTGCGCATGCACCTCGGGGTCGGCCTTGCGGATGCAGTACTTGATGGTGTTGCCGGCGACGAGCGCCGCAATCACGCCCCACGACCGGCCCGTCACCAGCAACTGGTGTTGGAGTTGAAGCTCGATGTGAGCGGGGGCTTCGACCACGCCGTCCTCGTCGCTCCATTTGTCGCGAAACACGAGGAAGTCCACGTTTTTAATCTCGAGCAGGCCGGGACCGTCTTCGTGCCCGAGAATCTCGAAATCAAACGAGGAACCGATGCGGCGTTCGTCGATGCGGGAGTAGACGTTGCGAGCACGCACGTCCCAACCCATGTCCTCGGCGATGCCGCGTGCAATCGCATCCTGCAGGCGATTGCCCCAGCGCATGCGCTCGTTCTCTTCCACCGTGTCACTGAGTCCGCCGGTCTTCTGGTGCCAGAGTTGGAGGCGCGTCTTGTACGGACTGAGTTCGAACAAAGCGGCCACGTCCGTTGATGTGATGTCCTTGCCGCGGAGGGCAAGCCAGGCTTCCCGGTCTGTCGGGAGTATGTTGGTCGTTTTCATGTGTGTTGATGTTGTCGTTTTGACAACGGGATGGACGCTAATACCAAGGGCATTCGGTGGTCAAGTAGGTTTGCGTGATTTTTTGTGGGACTTAGAGAGACTTACAGGAATCTCCTGATGCATCGTGCTACAGATTAAGCACTTGTATAACCATTCAGCATCTGCCTGTTGCACTCCGTTGCGACACCAGCAACAATGTTTGCATGACCTCTGCTGACATCGTCATCGCCCGTTTCGGTGGGATTCGTGCAACCGCACGAGCACTGCGCATTCACGCTTCATCGGTGCTGCGCTGGAAACGCTCGGGCACCGTGCCTATTAGACGTTGGAACGCACTGCTTTCCGCAGCGCAGCGCAACGCAGTTCCGCTCGAGGTCACCGACCTTCTCCCCAACATTTCTGTTGCGGATAACGCAACACGTGATACGAGTGCGGCATGCAACTCCGCGACTACCAGTTCGACCTCCTCGACCGGACCCGTCGTTCTCTCGCCAGTCATCGGCGAACCCTGATGGTATGCCCCACGGGTGGGGGTAAGACCGTGATGTTCTGCTACATGGCACAACGTGCCGTGGCCCGTGGTGGACGCGTGGTGATTCTCGTGCATCGGGACGAGCTCATCGACCAAGTCGCCGGCACCTTACATCGGTTCAACGTCCCCTGCACCTTCGTGGCGCCTGGTCGTAAGTACAGGCACAACATCCCCGTCGTCGTCGCCTCGGTGTTCGCGCTCAAGAACAGGCTGGATGTCGTTCACTCCCCGACACTTGTCATTGTGGACGAAGCGCACCACGCCACCGCGAAATCCTCGTGGGGCCGCGTGCTCAACACGTGGGCAGCATCAAAGGTTGTCGGTGTGACAGCAACGCCGCAACGCTTGTCGGGCGAGGGGCTTAACGAGTTGTTCGACGATATGGTCGTGGGACCCACCACTGCGGATCTCATCGAGGCGGGGCACCTCTCCTCATACGAGTATTTCTGCCCGTCAGAGGTAGATTTGAGCGGTGTTGGGTTTGCGATGGGCGACTTCAACAAGCACGACCTCGACACCATGATGAACAAACCCGGCATAACGGGTTCAGCGGTCGAGCACTACCGCAAACTCGCTGACGGCAAACGTGCGGTGATTTTCTGCGTGAGCCTCAAACACTGCGCCGCGGTGCGCGATCAGTACCTCGCAGCAGGCTACCGTGCTGAGATCATCGACGGCACGATGGACAAACTCGCACGACGCTCTCTCGTCCAACGCTTTGCCTCTGGCGGACTCGACCAGTTGGTGTCGTGCGACGTGGTGTCGGAGGGGTTCGACCTGCCTGCCATCGAGGTGGTGCAGATGCTGCGCCCGACCGCATCGACCTCGCTCTGCCTCCAGCAGTGGGGCCGAGGACTTCGCACGTTCGCCGGTAAGACCCACGCCATCATCCTAGATCACGTCGGTAACTGCCGGCGCCACATGTTCCCCGACTCCGACAGGGAGTGGACGCTCGAGGGGAAGAAGCGCAAGAAGAAGGACGCGGAAGCCAAGATCGCAATCCGCCTCTGCCCCGTGTGTTTCCGCGCACTCCCCGGGGGCACTCCGGTTTGCGGGTGCGGTCACCGGTTCGCACCTCAACCGCGGGAGGTTGAGCAGAAGCAGGGTGAGCTCGTGAAGGTATCGGCTCAGATGAAGCTTGCCCTGCAGGCACAACGGAAGCAGGAGCAAAGCAGTGCGAAGACATACGAGGATCTCGTCGCACTTGGTCAATCTCGTGGGTATCGTTTCCCACGCGAGTGGGCTCAGAAGATTCTGGCCTCACGTAAAACGAGAACAAGAAGCAGAACAACAACATCATGGCATCACTAAACAAAGTCCTCCTCATGGGTAACTTAACCCGCGACCCAGAGACAAAACACACACCGAAAGGAACCGCAGTCACTCAGATGTCGATTGCAATCAACCGCAACTACACGACGGAAGGCGGAGACAAGAAAGAGGAGGTCACGTATGTGGACATTGAAGCGTGGGGCAGGTTGGCAGAGAACTGCGCAGAACACCTGTCGAAGGGGAAACAGATTTTCGTCGAAGGCCGGCTCAAGCTGGACACTTGGGAAGACAAGCAGACCGGGGAGAAGAAATCCCGTCTTCGCGTTGCCGCTGACGCGGTGCAGTTCCTCTCGCCGAGAGAGTCGTCGCAGCAATCCTCCTCACGCCCACGTCGTGATTTCTGAGACGCGGATTCAAAGTGAGATCCAGTTGGCCGCGTCCCGAGTTGGGGCGCGGCTATGGAGGAACCAAGTCGGCAAGTATGAGTTGGCCGACGGACGGTGGCTTTCATCGGGACTCTGCGTTGGGTCTTCGGATCTCATCGGCATCACGCCTGACGGACGCTTCCTCGCGGTGGAAGTGAAGCGCCCGGGGAAAACCGCAACACCCGAACAACGCGCCTTCGTCTCGCTTGTGCGAGCGATGGGAGGCGTGGCCGGGGTGTGCCACTCGGTCGAGGAGTTCCTCGCCTTGTTGGCTTAGTTGGCCAAACAAAACACACACACGGAGGATGAAACGAGACTTCAAATCATTGCGAACGGACCTGCTGACCCGCGCACGCGGACTCCTGCAGGAGTGGTTTCCTGAGGGCCGATTCCACGGACACGAGTTCGTGGTCGGCAACCTGTCGGGCGAAAAGGGTGACTCCCTCTCAGTCAATGTAAACACGGGCGTCTGGAGCGACTTCGCCGGCGGGGACAAGGGGTCGGACCTCATTGCCCTGTACGCAGCAAAGCATGGGTGTTCAATGTCCGAGGCTTACGATGCAATCGCCGGGACAAACTACATCCCGAACAACACCCCGCCCCCACCGATACCCAAGAAAGCAACGCTCGGACTGCCACCGGAGGGCAACAAGCCGGCGCTCTTCATCCACAAGGTACACGGCAAACCCACCTGCGTCTGGACGTACAAGACTGCTGACGGGAAGCTCATCGGGTACATCGCACGGCACGACCCGCGTGGCGCTCGCAAACAGTTCATCCCCTGGTTCTACGACACCGAGAAGCAGGCGTGGGTGAACCAGATGATCGAGGACTCTCGTCCCCTCTACGGGCTCGAACTGCTCAACCAGAACCCCGGCAAGCCGGCGATGGTCGTCGAAGGCGAGAAGGCCGCGGACGCAGCACGTGCGCTCGCCGGTCACCACTACGTCGTCGTGTCATGGCCCGGTGGAGCGCAGGCCATCCACAAGGTGGACTGGTCGCCAATCCACGGGCGCCGGCTCTTCTTGTGGCCCGACAACGACGCGCCAGGCATCCAGTGCATGGACGCTATCGCAGAGATGCTTGCCGACAGGGTGGCTGAGATCAAGATACTGCGCCCAGAGGGGCAACCGGAGAAGTGGGACGCTGCGGACGCGATGAACTCGGGCTGGACGTGGGACGCTCTGCGCATGTGGGCGAAGGACAAGATCCGCACGTTCGACCCACCGACCACCGAAGCGAAAGCGGTATCAAAGGCAGTCGCCCGGGACAGCAGCATCAAGGGACTGCAAGACCTCTGGGAGCAACTCGGTCTTGAGATTGGCGGGTCGATGCGACCACACGCAAATCTGGACAACCTCTGCAAGATTCTCGAGGGGTACGAACCGCTCGCCGGCGTGGTCTGGTACGACGAGTTTAAGGAGAAGATTCTGACCTCGTGGGACACCGATGCGCGGGAGTGGAACGACGCGGACGACCTGCGTCTCACCCGCCTCATGCAGTCGCAACTTGGCATCCCCAAGGTGAGCGTGCAGGGGGTCCACGATGCCGTCGTGCTGGTCGCCCAGACTCGCGTGAGGAACGAGGTGAAGGAGTGGCTCGACCGATTGCGATGGGATGGCGAGTCGCGTTTGCGTCTCCTCCTGCCGGATGGGTTCGGTACGCCCCAGGACGAGTACCACCGCATGGTTGGGCAGTGCTGGCTTATCTCAATGGTCGCACGCATCTACCGACCGGGTTGCAAGGTGGACACCATGCCAATCTTTGAGGGAGCGCAGGGTGCGGGGAAGAGCACTGCACTGCGGGTGCTCGGTGGGGCGTGGTTCACCGAGTGCCACGAGAGCGTCACGTCGAAGGACTTCTACGGGGTGCTGAAAGGAGCGTGGCTTGTCGAGATCAGCGAGATGCACTCGTTCAACAAGACGGAGGTCGAGCGCATCAAGGGGGTAATCTCCTGCCAGGTTGACCGGTATCGCGCCCCCTACGGCAGGAACGCCGAGGACCATCCCCGCCGCTCCGTGTTCGCCGGCACGACGAACCGTGACGACTGGAACCGTGACGAGACGGGAGCCCGACGCTTCTGGGCAGTCGCGTGCGGCGCCATCAACCTCGAGTTCCTCGCGACCGAGCGGGACCAGTTGTTTGCGGAAGCAGTCTACCTGTTCAAGCGGGGCATGCCGTGGTGGAACGTCCCAGCGGATGAGGCAGCGGCACAAGCCGAACTGCGCCGGCCCGAAGACACGTGGGAGGAGGCACTGCGTGACGGGCTCGACGACGACAAGGCATACACCACAAAGGAGATTCTCTGCGGCGCTCTGGGGATTGAGGTCGGCAAGCACGACCGGCGCATGGAACAGCGTATCGCCGCGGCACTGCGAGTGCTCGGATGGCGTCCATCAATAGCTAAGTCATTCGACCGCAAATCAATCCGCGTATGGAAAAAGACACAGGCTTAAGGCCGCTTGACCGAGACGACCCCGGCATCCCGATGGAGTGGTTCCGCGAGCTCAACTTCAAATGCACCAAGTGGCTACGCGCCCGTGGCCTTTACTACGACACCGGCGAGTGGCGCGAGCAACTCAGCAGGCGCATGAACGCCGAAAGGATTGTCCGTCAGGCGACAAAGCTCGACGACTTTGTTGACGGGCTTGGACGAGACTGAAAGGATTTGGGTATTGCAGCATGGTGCGCAGGGAGATCCTGCGTCAGGGTCGCTGACCCCGCATGAAACACTGCCTTTCCCGCCGAGGTGAGTAACCTCGGAACCGACGCCGCTCGAGGTTGTGTGTTCCTCGAGCGGCGTTTCTTTTTGCTACCCAGTTGCTACCCAGTTCTGACATGACATTGGAATACTTCGCTGCGGCAGGCATCGCCGGCGCCGCCACGGCAGCAGCAGAAGTTGTTGCCACCCAGATCAAGAGATCCCCACACTGAAGTCACCATGAACGCGATTCTGTCACGCCTCAAAGAGGCATCCACCTGGCGGGGCCTGACCATCATTGCCACAGCATTCGGGCTGAAACTCCACCCCGACCTCGCCGAGGCTATCGTCATGGCAGGCACTGCCGTCGT